ACTAAAGCCAAGGGAGCAATAGCGACCCTAGCCCCTGATTCTAAAGAGATACTTCAAGCAAATAAAGAAATTGCTTTACAGTATAAAAAAATTGAAGATATTCTTGAAAGTTTAGGAGAGGCTAAATATAGTCAAGCCCTAGTATATGAAAAGGGTAGCAAATATAAAGAACGTTTTTACGGTAAAAAAGATGATTACATTTTTGTAAACAACGAATACGTTCCTATGGAAACTTTGCTTTCTCCAAATCAATTTGGTCTTGCAATGAAACAAGAATTTGGAAATGCTAGAACCGTTACCTCAACATATTTAGGAGAGTTGACTACTGGCATTCGCCAAGGAATGATTACTAGAAGAGGTTCCTCTACTGTAACCTATGTAAATGACCCAATATATTTTGAAGAACTAGCATACTTTACAAATCGTTCTCTAAGGGGCGATAAGTTAATAGACCAGATACTTGCTGATGTCCCAGAAAAAGAATTAATCGAATGGGGCAATAAAAACATTGGGTACTTTGAGCAATTTGGTCCAGTAAGCAAAGCAGATATTCCTAACATAGTTGCAGACAAAGTTGCATTAGTAAATAGATTTTTGCCTGACAAAGAAGCAAGACTTGCTGCGTTGGCTGGCGAGGTGAATTCAGTTCAACTTCAAAAAATTCTTTCTAAGGACTTAAGAAATTTAAGCCCTATACACCCACTTGATTTTGATGTTCATACAGCATCTGAACTAGGCGTAAGGGATTTGGGAAGACTTGAAAGATGGCTTGATAAATCTGCATCTGCAATATTTTCAAAGTTAACTGCACCAGAAAATCCAATTCGCTGGGCTTCTGGTAATAAATTTTTTGTTGGAAATGTTCAACGTAGAGTAACTGAATTGGAAAAACAAGGTTTTAATTTTCTTAAAAAAGACGGAACAGTCGATATGGAAAAAATAAACGACTTGCGCTCCGCTGCTTCAAGAGAAGCCTTAGAGCAAAACGAAAAAACGTTTTATACAATTCGCAGACAAAGTAAACCTTTATATGCTGCACGTCTAGCAACCGCTTTCCCGACTGCATCTTTAAATGCTTTTTACAGATACGGTAAATTTGCACTAGACAATCCAGAAAGAGTATCTCAATTTTTGTATAACTACCAAGCGGCATTTACGTCTTTTGGTGTGGATAAGTACGGTGCGCCAGTAGATGACCCATTAAAGGCTACTTACTTAGTTGTTCCATTATCAAAAGAAATGGGATTTTTTGGTGGCAAGGGTATTAGATTAAATGCAAGGGCTATTGGATTCTTACTCAACTATCCAACTCCTTCTCTTTTCACAAGTGTTACTGTTGCAGAAGTTTACAAAAACTACCCAACGGTTGAAGATTCACTTAAACAATATTTAGGTTCTAATTACGATATAGTGTTTCCGTATGGCCCGCAAACTAGTTTTTTTAGAGCCTTTGAACCTAGATGGTTAAGCGACTTTAGAAATTACGTTGAAGGTCCTGAAGGCAAAAGAGATTTTCTTGATTCATGGACAGATGTTCATAATTATTATATGACATTAAGTGAATTAGGAATTCAAAAATATCCTGGCATGGATGAAATTAATAAAATTACTAGAGAGCAATTTGGATTAAAAGCCAGTTGGTCATTTGCTAACATTTTTGGTATACCAGCCAAGGTTGATACAAACCCTATGGTTATATATGATGACCTATTTGATATGTTGGTCAACAAGTATAGAACTGGTATAATCGACCCAATTACTAGACAGTTTACAACTTATAGCGAACAAGATGCTAAAAAACTTGCTGGTAGGGAAATGAATGAGCGTTTGGGTGTTAAGTTCCCATTGGATAGAATTACTTTTAAAGGTTCTAGCCCAGAAGCGTACATACAGCCAAATGTTGAATCTTATAATAGAGTATTTAAAGACAATACCGACCTTGCAGTTAAATTAGCACAAAACGACCCAGAATTAATTGGGTTGCTTAGCCTAGACATAGATACTAAAGAAAACTTTAATCTTACCGTCTATAACATTTTAAGAGACCCAAAGACTAAACTGCCAGATGGTAGTCCATTAAACTCTTACATGATTACGCCAAAAGAACAAGAACGCCGTAGAATGATAAATCGTGCTTGGGCTGGATATAATTACATGGTAGATGGATTAGAACAAAAAGCACAAGATGCAGATGGAAAGTCTTTGCGCTCTCATCCTGAGTTGAAAGCAGTTCTTAAAGAATTTGCCAATACCGAACTAAAAAAAATTAGTGAAGATTGGTGGAAACAATGGAGCAAGGGTGGCTCTGAAGACAGAGCCTTTAAATATGCTAATGGTTTAAACGATATTGTTTCTAATGAAAAATTCATGGAGCAATATGGTAAAACTAAACTTTGGGAAGATGTAAAAACTTTTACAGTAATGAGAAATACATTTAGCAGTTTTTATTCTAAATTGCCAGAAAGAGACCCTAGAAAAGCAAAAACTATTGATGCCTATAATGAGTTAATAGATAGATTTTCAGAAACATGGCATCCTAAATTGAAAGAACTAATAGTTAGAAACTTTTCCGAAGATACATTAAAGGAAGCAAAATCATGACGCCAGAACAAATTGAAGCATTAGTAAATGCCATACTATCAGGCATAATGGGTACAACTGGTGGAGCAGATGGCACTACTATTGCCAAAGATGCTATCAAACTTACTGAGGCTGGCGCCAAGCAACTTCTTGATGCTATTATGACCGACATCCAGTTTACTGGTAAATTGTCAAAAGAGGACTTATCTGACTTTGTTCAGAAATATAACAAAGAGGCTAACAAGCAACTTGAAACAGTAGTTCAAACAGTAAGAAGCCAAACAAAACCTGGCGACACTCCTGAAGATATTAAAAATATTATTAAAACTACTTCACCAAGTTTTTTTCAACCAAAAGATTTTACTACAGATTATCTATGGACCAAGGTAAATTTTGCAGATGAAAAGACTTTGGGTGCTAAGGCATTAGATGCTTTAACTGAGGCCCGTAAAATTGCTAGAGACTTTAATCTAAGTACTGTGTCTGATATAGAAATACGTGAAGCAGCCAAAAAAATTGCTAGCGGTAAAATGACTAAAGATGATTACATAACCGAACTAGGAAGATTGGCTGCCGCAGAATATCCTCAGTATGGGGAAAGATTTAAAAATACTCCTGGTGCAACAACACGCAGTTTAAATAATCCAATACTAAAAGCAATAGCAGAAGAGTGGGAAGTGGAAGCCGACTCACTAGATTTAAATGACCCATTTATTGATAGTTTAATTCGTCCAGACGGAACAATTGGCAAAGCATCGCCAGCAACTATAGCGGAGGCTAGAATGAAAGCAGCAGTGCATCCAAACGCAGATAAAAGTACAAAGTATATTACGGCTGCTCGAACCGCTGGAAATCAACTTGCGAGAGCAATGGGGTTTGGTATATAAATGGCCAGAAAAAAAACAGAAGCAGATAGATTAGCCGCTGACCTAGAGCGTCAACTTGCAGCATTAAATGCCCAACCAAGTCCAGTTGATGTCGTAAGAAACATTACCAATCCAGTCGCTGATACATCTAAACCTACTTACGAGGGAATGCGTTCACAGTTATCTGAAATTAAAGACCCTAAGGTTAGAGCGGCATTTGAAAAGGCTTTTGCTTCTACCGACAAATTAACGGAGCAAGTTACAACTCAATATGAAGCCCTTGGTTATGACTATGACCCAAACACTAATGTCGCAAAACCAAAGGCGCCAACAATAACGCCAATAGTGCCAGTAGTGCCAGTAGCGCCAACGCCAAAAGATGAAGCAATAATAAATTTAGCAGAAGAAGCGTTTGTTAGTTCTTTAAAATTATTGATGGGTAGCGCAGAGGCATCTAAACCATACGTAAAAGAACTTTACAAATTAGTTTCTAAATACTATAAAAGTGGTTCAAGCATATCAGACGCTATTAATTTAGCGTTATATGATGCTAGGGAAAATAAACTTATTCCTGAATTTACTAATCGTTTTAGTGGAATATTTAAACTCGCAGACCGTCGTGCTGCTGGTGAAATGATTGATGTCCCTACACTTGCTGAATATGTAAAGTCCCAAGAAGGTCTTGCTGAAGTATTTCGTTCTACAAATTTAGGTGAGTTGGCTACAGAATCATTTTTAAATGAAGTTATGGGTACTGGAAAATCAGTAGCAGCAACAACTAAGATTATTACAGATGTTTATGATGCTATTAGACTTGCTCCAGAAGACTGGAAAAATATGGTTAAAACAAAAATGCCATTTGCGACAGAACCAATGCTTGCAAAAGCACTATTGCTTGGCACTAAGGGTGCAGAAGAATTAGAACGAGAAGTTAATAGGTATGGAATTATGGCAGCAGCCCAAAGCCAAGGGTTGACTGTTGGTGAAGAAACAGCAAGTGAGTTACTTGCTAAAGGCGTAAGATATGGAACTTCTAAACCTCAATTTGGAAGAGCAGCAACAATTCTTCCAACTGCGCAAAAATTAACGTCTATGGAAACTGGAATTGAACCAGGAAAAGCCTACGGTCAAGAACAAGCATTCTCTGCAATATTTGACCAGAACGCAGCAGAACTTCAAAAATTAGCAGATTTAGAATTACGTGAAGAAGCAAGATTTGCTAGACGTCCTGGAACAGCAGGCAGTAGGTCATTTGCTTCTCAAGCCAGAGGTATGATTTAAACAAATAGAATCCTATGTGAATCTATCGGCCTCACATAGCGTACTAGACCGATAGCAAGAGCCAGCCTGGTTCCCCGACCAGAATCTGAGGCTTGCGACTAACCAAACGAATAGAAGGGTGGTTGCTATGAGCAACAACTACTGGGATGAAGACGAAGACGACCAAGATACCGACACCGATACGCAAATGGATGGAAGCGATTTACTTAAAAAATTGCGAAAAGCCAAGCGTAACGATGAGAAGCGTATCAAGGAACTCACTGAGCAACTTGAGGGATTATCCAAGGTGCAGCGTGAGCGTACAGTAAAAGAAGTCCTAGAAAAGAAGGGCGTCAACCTTAAAGCAGCAAGATTAGTTCTTAAGGATTTGGATGATGTTAACGAGGAGTCAGTTAATAACTGGCTCGATGATAACGCAGACTTATTCGGACTAACAGTTACTAAAGAGGAGCCTAAAGCATCAGAACAAGACCGTGCCGCATTGCGTCAACAGGATGTTCTAACGTCTAACGCTATGACCCCAGACCGAGCAGAAGATTTAAATCTTCGCATTGATAATGCAGATTCGATGGATGCATTCGCTGGTTCTGCTGGTTTAGTACAGAAGGCGTATGACCGTCTTCTTGAATTCGCTCTTCGCTCTGAGCCATTAATTCGTTCAGTTGCAGACAAGCGTCCAGCACGCCAAGCAATCCCTGGTTCAACAGTTGTTCTACAACGCTATGTTGACCTATCTGCTGCAACTACAGCCCTCACTGAGGATGCTGACCCAGATGCAGTAGCAATGTCCACACCAACCTCTGTAACTATTACTCTTAACGAGTATGGTAACTCAGTGTTGGTAACACGTGCGTTGGAACTATTCAGCCTTGCTGATGTAGACCCAGCAATCGCAAACATTATTGCATTCAACCTTGCAGATTCTATTGACTCTATCGCAATGACAACATTGCGTGGCGGTTCAAACGTAATCTACTCAGGTTCAACTGCAACTTCAACAGCAACAGTTACTGCTGCTGCTACACTTTCATCTGCAAACCTACGCAAGGCAGTAGCAAAATTACGTGCTAACAAGTCTATTGCTCGCAAGGGTAGCCTATACTGGTGTGGTATCCACCCAGAAGTTTCACACGACCTTCGTGCTGAGACAGGTTCAGCAGGATGGTTGCTTCCTAACCAATACGGCTCTGCACAAGACCGTATCTGGGCAGGAGAAATCGGAACTTACGAAGGTGCATACTTCGTAGAGTCTGCACGTCTGTACAATGCTACTGACGGTTCTTCATCTGCACGTGTTTATCGTACAATTCTTGCTGGACAGCAAGCATTGGCCGAGGCCGTAGCAGAAGAGCCACACGTAGTTATCGGACCAGTAGTTGACAAGTTAATGCGTCACCGCCCAATGGGTTGGTACGGCGTACTTGGCTTTGCACGCTACCGTGAAGAGGCACTATACAGAATCGAATCAGGTTCTTCAATCGCTTAGTTGATTGACGGTAGGGCTAGGGGAAACTCTAGCCTTACAGTAAGTTCATTAAAGAGGTATCAGTATTGCTAAGAGTGGTGGAGTGTATTCACAAGTTCGTTATGTCCTTGATGAGGCAATAGATGATTACCAAGAGTTCTATATTGGTGGACATAATCATATAGTTAACGATGCTACCAAAGCAGCACTAATTGCTGGTGGCATAGGAGTAACAGAAGCAAACTTTACAGCAGTATAAGGGGATATATGAAACACTGGGAACATCATCCAGTTGCAATTGATGGATGTTTTGGATGTAAAGGTTTAGGGCTTCAGATGAACTCTGGAGATGCTAAGAGAGATATTTCAGATAAGAAATGGACATCTGAATTGCAGGCTTATAGAGATGCAAGAGCACAAGGAATACAACCAGCAGGAACAACTATGCGTCACGTACAAGAAGCGCATA